CTTAATTGTGCAATTCTTGGTTGATGAAAATCTTGCAAACTATAAAGGCATATATGATTGGATAATTGGCTTAGGTTTTCCAGAAAATTATTTACAGTACCAAGCTCTTGCCGCTAAAGACTTATCAGCTGGAGGTCAAAAATTTGGAGGTATGATTGGAGATTATTCAGACGGAGTGCTGGAAATCTTAGGTAGTCAGAATACTGCTACACAGACTATTGCATTTAGAGACTTGCATCCAGTCTCATTATCATCGCTTCCATTTACGGCTAATGCTACTGACGTAAACTACCTTATTGGAACAGCTACATTTAGGTATACATACTATGACTTTGTAGATCCTAATGCTACCTCAAGCGCGGTGGGAGCAGCAAACTAAAGCATGTACTTTAATTAGTTATTGTGTTATAATGTAATTTTAAATGGTGTGGGTATATTATGAATATTGAAGAGATACAAACTATGTGGGAGCAAGACAGCATCATCGATGATAATCACTTAGGTGAAGCATCGACTGAGACTGCTAAGGTCCATTCTAAGTATATCAAACTTATGGTAGGAGTCAAGCTCAAGCTTACAAAAGCTAGAGGTGACTATAACATCTTACGTAAGAATAAGTTTAGGTATTATCGCGGAGAACTATCAAGAGAAGAATTAGTTGAATTAGGCTGGCAACAATATCAACTTATCAAACCACTTAAGAATGAGATGGATGAATTCCTTCAAGGTGATCAAGATTTAATAACTTTAAATACACGTATAGAATACCTTGAGACTATGGGTTATCTACTCGAAGGCATCTTAGGTCAAATCAAAGCAAGAGATTGGCAACTTAAAAACGGTATCGAATGGAAAAAATTTTTAGCGGGGATGTAAAAATGGTGTGGATATATAATATAGTAATCTTAGCTGGTACAGCATATCTAGTTCAAGTATTTGGATGGAGCCCTTGGTGGTTCTTATTCACTATGTGTTGTATCATGTCAGAAACAAAACAACCAAAGTGTAACTGTAAAAAAGAAGAGCCTAAATCTAGAATAATTATTGATTAATGAAATTAACTATTGAAAAGATTAATGAAGTAAACATCCGTGTATACGGTGATGCAGGGTGTGAGCAAGAACTAGAATCATTCTTTACTTACGAAGTTCCTGGTGCAAGGTTTACCCCTAAGTTTAAAGCTAGATTATGGGATGGCAAAGTTCGTTTATATTCATTAATTAAGAAGACATTATATGCTGGTCTATACCAATATGTCCTTGAGTTTGCGCAAAGAAACAATTATGAACTGACGTTTAATCCTACTGATGATTATCCAAAACCCCTCGATCTACAAAACTACACTACAGAACAAGTATCAAAATACATATATGACTTAGATCTATACGGCAGAGGTGAACCAATTCAACCTCGCGACTATCAGATTGAAGCAGTCAAGACCGCACTTAATTTAAATAGAACAGTACTACTATCTCCTACTGCATCAGGTAAATCATTCATGATATATTGTTTGATGAGATGGCATCTTGAAGAAGATCGTAAGACCATCATCGTAGTACCTACCACATCATTAGTTGAACAAATGTATTCAGACTTTGAAGACTATTCATCACATAATGAATGGTCAGTAGGCGCCAATTGCCAGAAACTATATTCTGGATTTACGCGAGAGTTTACTAAGAACGTACTCATCACCACATGGCAATCCATCTATACTCAACCTAAACAATGGTTCGAAAACTTCGACGTCATAGTCGGTGATGAAGCCCATCAATTTAAAGCTACGTCTCTTATTACCATTATGGAGCGTATGCAACATGTTAGGTATCGTATAGGTACGACAGGCACCATAGATAATAAGAAGATTAATCAATTGACGTTAGAAGGTTTATTTGGTCCAGTTCATAGAGTAACGACTACGCGAGAATTAATGGATGATGGTAAGGTAGTAAACATTGATATTAATTGTGTATTATTGAAGTATAAAGATGAGATCCGTAAAGCATGTAAAGAACAAACCTATCAAGAAGAGATGGAATTTCTTGTATTAAACGAAGCGCGAAATAAATTTATACGTAACCTTGCCTTATCATGTAAGGGTAATACACTAGTGTTATTCCAATTTGTAGAGAAACACGGTGTACCTCTATATGAAGACATCAAAGCCAAGGCTCCTGATAAGAACGTATATATCGTACATGGTGGAGTAGAAACTCTTGATCGTGAAGACATCCGTAAAAACGCTGAACTAAATACGAATACAATCATAGTTGCCTCATATGCTACGTTCTCAACTGGTATAAATATACCTAGTATAGAGAATATTGTATTTGCTTCTCCTACTAAGTCTAAGATCAGAAACCTTCAATCTATTGGTCGTGGTCTAAGACTTAAAGATGGTAAGACTCATCTTAACCTATATGACATCGCAGATGATATTCAATATAAATCGAGAAAGAACCATACATTAAATCATTTCGTTGAACGTATTAAGATATACTCAGAAGAGAAGTTTGACTATAAAGTCCACGAGGTACAACTATGACAGCTGACTTAGATCGTTACGTAGTAATAAAGTTAATCTCTGGTGAAGAGTTAATAGGTACTCTTGTCAAAGAAGATGATTACGATATTAAGATACACTTTCCTATGATGGTAAAAAAGGTAAATCGATTACTGGGTGATATGCCTGTAGAATCTATCGTCTTAGGCACTTATAGCCATTTCTGTGCTGATGATGAGTTTACTTTTAATAAACAACATATCATAGTATTAAAAGAAATGGATCCTCGTTACATAGAAGAGTATCATAGATCTGTAGATGATTTCATTGGAGCTAGCGCCCCAGACCCACAACCTTACAATCCGAATGAAGTACAAGAGTTAACAGACAAACTTAAGAACATGTTTAGAGATCAATTAAGTGAAGATGAAGAGTATCCTGAAACATTCTCTTTAAACATCAATGGTAATAAAACATTACATTAACCATTTGAAAAACCCCATACAGTCATAGTAACATGGAGTACAATTAAAGTACAATTATTTTATGGATCAATTAATTTTATGGATCAATTAATAGTAAACGAAACTGCGGCAGATAAGATCAAATCTCTATTAAAAGAAGAGGATGTTCCAAACCTTATGTTACGTATATTCGTATCTGGAGGAGGTTGTTCTGGATTTCAATATGGATTCACATTTGATGATAACCAAAATGAAGATGACTTTGTTATAGAACAACATGATGTTAAACTATTAGTAGATGCTATGAGTATGCAGTATTTAGCAGGATCCGAAATAGCATATGAAACAACTTTAGCAGCATCTCAATTTACAATAAAAAACCCAAACGCAACATCTAAATGCGGATGCGGCTCGTCATTCTCAGCATAAAATAATTTTACTTTATAAGTGTTATGTAGTACAATGGTCTTAATTATTAAACAAAGGTGAATTACATGGCTGTAAAAAAACCAGTCCACTACGTTAACAATCCTGACTTCTTAGAAGCAGTTAAGAAGTATAAGAAGCAATGTGCAGAAGCAGAAGCATGTGGAGATTCTAAACCGCAACTTTCTAATTATCTTGGTGAGTGTATCCTTAAGATCGCCACTAAGTTAGCTAATCGCCCAAACTTCATCAACTATTCCTACAAAGATGACATGATCCTCGACGGCATCGAGAATTGTATCATGTACTTTGATAACTTTGATCCTGCAAAATCATCAAATCCATTCTCATACTTTACACAGATTATCTACTATGCATTCCTTAGACGTATAGAAAAAGAAAAGAAACAATCATACATCCGTGGTAAACTAATCAGAGACACTACGATAGAATCTTTTGAGACACAAGGTCATGACGATGGCGACGATTTCCATAACGGATACATTGGATTCATGCAACAACATGGTACATTCGATGAAGGATTTGAAGAGCGCCAAAAGAATAAGAAGAAGAAAAAGAAAGTTGATCCAGATACTATAACATTAGATACATTTATTGAGAACCCAGATGAGTAAGATAGTCATTTTAGGTGATACCCACTTTGGTGTTAGAGGCGACTCATTAAAGTTCCACAAATACTATGAGAGGTTCTATGAAGAATTTTTATTCCCGTATATGCAAGATCATAACATCAAAGGTATCTATCAGCTTGGCGATCTATTTGATCGTCGTAAGTTTGTTAACTTCAATACGCTTGCTGAATGCAAACGATACTTCTTCGATCAACTTAAAGCAAGAGGCATCCAACTAATAACTCTATTAGGCAATCATGATATATTTTGGAAAGAGTCGTTAGAAGTCAATGCACAATCATTGATATTAGGTGAGTATGATAATATTATAGTGATCGATAAACCGACTCGTATGCACGAAGATAATACTACGATAGATCTTATACCATGGATTTGTAAGGAGAATGAGAATGATGTATTTAGTTTTATTGATAGCAGTAAATCTGACTTGTGCTTGGGCCATTTTGAAATAGCAGGATTCCCAATGTATCGTGGTATGGTAGCAGAAGATGGTCTATCGCATGATATGTTTAGTAAGTATGAACGCGTGTTGTCTGGTCATTATCATACAAGGTCTAAGCAAGAAAACATTGAATACATCGGTACACCATACGAGATGACATGGCAAGATGCATCTGATCCAAAAGGATTCTCAGTATTTGATACAGAAACAAGACAACTCGAGTTCATCCAAAACCCTTTCACTATACATATAAAGATCGAGTATAATGATAAGGATGTAGAACCAATCGATCTTACAACAATTGAAATAAAGGATAAGTACATTAAGTTGGTCGTTATAAATAAAACCGACCTCTATAAATTTGATAGGTTTGTTAACCTACTGTACGAACAAGAACCATATGAAGTCAAAATCATCGAAG